CACCACACCGCGATCGTCACGTTGCTTCAGCGCGTAGGTGTTGCCATGACCGAGCTTGGAAATCATCCAGCTTTCTAGAAACTGCTGGCGCGTCTGGAAATGGTTCGGAGAACGAAGCACCGGCGAGAACGCCGCCGACTTCCGCTCTTGCCAAATTCCGTCGTCGACCTCCTCGACAAGCATCATGCGATTCTTGGCAATGTCAGACGCAATCAGAGTAACGCACCTGAACAGCGGGCTGAACGCCATGACGTTCTCGACCGTCTGCTCCTGATTGCGCTGCCAAGCACCAGTGAACGGTTCACGAATCGTCAGTCCGTACCACTCTCGGCCACGCGAGAGAGGTCGCTGCAGATTCGCAGGAGCGACAGCCTTGCCAATCGCAATCTCGTAGCCGAAAAGACGCAATTACTGATCCTCAGCCCGCATGTCACGGCGGCTATAAGATCCGGGCGACTGACCGATCTGACCAGAAGGAGCCTCATCCTTCAGCGAAAGGACCTTGCGCCTTGTCGAAACCGTAGGTGCCTGAGCCTGTACAACCTTGGTCCCAGCATCGACGCGCTTAGCTCTCCGCTGACGCGTCAGACGCTTGGCCTCGCGATCATCGATCGCATCGAATTCCTGATTGGCTTCAAACTCCCTATGGCTCGACGGCACATAGCAAGCCCGCGTTGAAATCATTTTCACTGGCATTGAAACCTCCGAGAAAATCTCCGGGCCGAAGCCCGGAGATATCTATTTCAGCGATTGAACTACTCGCGGTAGTTCGCGCCGGTGATGTAGTAGACCGATGTCGTGCGAGCCTTCACCCAGTTGATGAACCGCTCACAGCGGATGCCGACCAAGTTGTTCTGCCAGAGCGACATCATCACCGTTGACGCCGTGTTGGGCGAGTCCGGAGCGCTGTCCATCTGCAGTGAGGCTTCCGTCGAAATATCGACGTCGACCGCACCGTCATCGGCCAGCAAGATATCGCTCGCGCGCATCGCCACGATCGGCCAGCCATCCGTCGGAGAGCCACCGTTCGCCACGATGTTTTCCGACGCCACGACGGGGAAGCCCTCGATCGAGCCGCCGTCCTTCGTCAGATCCGGAAATTCCTTCGCGCCGAAGTCATTCCGCATCAGTGCAAGCCGAAGAGCCTGCGTCTGACTCATGACGAGAACCAGATCCGCAAGGCTGCCGTTGTTGTTCAGCGAGAACTGCGAGATCAGCGTACCGAAGTCAGAGCGGAACGCTGCCGTCGTGGTGCCAGTCGCCGTGATCGCGGTGGCGCCGTTCGTGATCGATGCCGGCGAAACACCGGTCGATACGGCCTTCGACGGATCGAGGAAGTCGCGATCCATCAGATACGCAATCGCCTTCGTCAACGAGTTGATGAGGATCGGCTCGGCGTTCGGTCGCGAGAACTTCAGAAGCTCCTGCGTCATGGTGGTGATGCCGGCGATCTTGGAGAAGTCCAGCGTCACCGTATCGAAGGCGCCCTGGCTGAGCGGCTTGGGCGAACCCTGGCCGACCCAGTAAGCCGTCGTCGCACCGGTCTCACGCGGCACCTTGATATTGAACGGCACGCGCCGCAAGCCCGGGATGCGTTCGATGACCGTCAACGGCCGGAGCAGTTCGATGAACTCTTCCTGCAGGTTGTTGTAGGTGACGAGCGGCCCGGCCCAAGTAGAGTCGGTCGTGGTCGCCGGCGCCATCGCCGCCTTCATGACCTCGTCCTTGGGAAGCTTGAGCAAGGAGACGATATCCTCGCCCCAGCCCTTCGACTCGGCAATCTGCCAAGCCGGCATGTTGTACTCCTTCGCCATATAGCGTGCGCCAAGAAGGCGGACGAAGCCGTAACCCTTTGGCAAAGGCTTGCGGGTCTGCACGGAGATATGTCCCGCCCGGGTTTCCGATGCTACCGCCGCGCTCGATCCGTTGACCGGAACGGCCGCCTTCTTGTTGCGTTCTTCAGCATCGCGGAGTCGAGTGAGATGCTCGTCAATAGCAGCGACCTCCGATTTCAGAGTGTCGTAGGTTTCCTTCTGCTGTGCATCTAGGGTCTCGCCAGTGTCGACGGATTTATCGAGAATGGCGTCCATCTCCGCGGCTTTCGCCTGACGGGTGGCTTCGAACGAAGCAATCTGCTCCGTATAGGTTTTCTTCGACATTTTGCCCTCCAGGGCTTTCACGATTGGGGTTGATTTCTTTTTCCCAGGCGCGGGAGGGGTCGGACGTTCGTCATCGTCCAGCTTTTGGCCTGACGCGGCCCGCTGTGCGAGGTCGATGCTTTTGATAGTCTGGATGCTGCAGTCTCCGTTTGCCGGAATCGTAACTGCAGAAAGCTCCAACCAGAGCCATTTGATAAATCGATAAGAGTACGTGTCCTCGAGACGTGCGGACTCGATTGGCTTGAACCCGATCGAAAGACCGCGGACAAGCCCGGTCTTCATCGACTGCCAAGCCTCGTCGAGGCGATCCTTCAGCGTTCCAGGCTCATCCATCTTGACGAGCTGCGCGGTGATGGTGATTCCGTTCTTGCTGACCTTCGCCGCCGTGACGTGGCCGATCGGTTGTCGCGAGTCATGCTGCCAGAGCAATGGAATCGGAAGCTTGAATTCGGCGCCGTCGCTTTCGACGATGTCGCCCTGCCGATCTGTGGTGGGAGTGCTCGCAACTCCAGTGATGATTCGCTTATCATCGTCGAAGGATTTTATTTCGAGCAAAGAATATGCGCGGTTCGTCATGGTGGACGGACCTCCGATAGTTTCGGGAATTTCTTGAAGTCGCTATACGAAGAAAAGCTTATATGTCGGCTTCTTCGCTTCAAAGTCGGCGAGCGCTGCGCCTGCAGCCATTGCGTTCGTAACGATGCCGTCGATGCGGCCTCTGGATCTCTTCTTGTCGAAGCAGCGGTTGGCCTGGGCGTCTTGATCGATCATCGCGTTCGCCGCGCACATATAGGTGACAGGCGAAGCCTCGATCGTAATTCCCTTGCTCAGTATCTTGTCTTCGAAACGCTCGATCGAAGTTGGCATCGTCAACTGACGCTCTTCGAACATTCGTCGTTTGCCCTGCGCATGCGGGACCAGTTTCAGTCCTTTGCCTTCCGGCTTGTCCTTGCCTTCGAATTTCCAAACCGGAAATCCGATTTCGTCACACGCTGCGATGAAGTCGGCGATGCCAGCGACGTCAAAGGCAAGAAACTGAACGTCGTACTCCGCGCAAAGCGTCGCGACCTGAGCCGCAACGAAAGTCTTGTCGATCACCGGACCCGGAACGGCCGTTAGGTCAATCGCAGGATCTGCGGCCCACGTTTCATACGGAGCATTGTCAGATAACGCCCGCTCGTGAAGGCCGTCCTTTGCCGTCCAGTACCAAGTCTTCGCCCAAAGATGACCGCCATCGTCGATCCACACCGCTGTAAGCGCGGTCAAGTCGTTCTTCTGCGACAGATCGAGAGATAGCCAGCACTTGCATTTTTTGAGCGCCGGAAGATTGACGCTGCCCTGAACTGCGGCCCATGCCTCTTCGGCAATCCAAAAGTCTACCGAGCCAACCGGAATTCCGAAGTAGAGGCGCTGCACCGACATTTTCGTCGAGAGCAGGATCTTTGCGGTGTTGACCTCGCGTCGGATGTTCTCAACTGGAAACGTGATGCCGAGAGCTGGAAGCGATTTCGGCCAACACGACTCGTCTTCGAACGGTTTGTCTTCCTTGTCGACGCGCGCGATGAACCCAAAGGCCGTATCGTCTATGTGCTCGCCCTTGACCACCTTCTGGTAGAAATCGCTGTATTGCGATCCGACGATCTGCGTCGATGCCGGCGTGTTCGTTCCGAGCAACATGATCGCGTCGCCTGGCATCTTGGCGATAGCGCGCTTCCAAAGCTCAATGGCTTCGGCGTTCTTGAATTCGTGGATCTCGTCAGCCAGAACCGCCGTTGGCCGCGGACCGGATATTGCGTCGCCGTTTGCGAGCGACTGAAACTTAGAACCCGTTCCCGGGTGTTCGATGCGCCAGGCGTGGTCGAGGCGCCCGCGGATGATGACTTCGCCGCGACTCTCCAGTGTGTCGTGGTCGTCCGGATCGGTGCCGGGTATCGGCGCCCGGCACATCGAGACAGCGTCCTTGAACAGAACGTTCGCCTGCTCCTTGTCCCAGGCGATGGCATAGATTTCAGCGCGCGGGATCCCGCGGTAGCCCATGAGGTAGAGACCGACTGCCGCCATGGCAGGCGAC